AATACGATTACAATGACCATAAATTTCCATACAATTGGAATTTAACAGATGGTTATCCTGCAAAAGGAATAGAAAAGCATAATTTAAAAGTATTTGGCACATTTATTTGTGGTGGCGGTTCAACAATGGGTTATAAATTAGCTGGGTATGACCATTTGGGTGGTGTTGAAATTGACCCACAAGTAGGTGATATTTATGTAACAAACCATAAACCAAAGCATTTTTATAATGAGGATATTAGATTATTTAATCAAAGAAATGATTTACCGGAAGAACTTTATAACCTTGATTTATTAGATGGAAGTCCACCTTGTTCAAGTTTTTCAATGTCTGGAAGTAGAGAAAAGGCTTGGGGTAAAGAAAAGCAATTTAAAGAAGGACAAGCATTGCAAACATTAGATGATCTTGTATTTGAATATTGTAATACTATCATTAAATTACAACCAAAAGTGTTTTTATTGGAAAATGTAAAAGGTATTATTTTAGGTAATGCTAAAGCCTATTCCAAAAAGATTATACAAACAATGGAAAAAGCTGGGTATAATGTTCAAATATTCCTTTTAAATGGTGCTTCAATGGGTGTTCCACAAAGAAGGGAAAGGGTGTTCTTTATTGGTCATAAGAAAGAATTAAACTTTAAGCCATTAAGATTAACTTTTAATGAAAAGCCAATAACTTATAAAAACTTTAAATCAAATACATTTGGTACAGAATTAACACTTGAAACAAGGAAAGTTTGGGAACATAGGCATATTGATGATACAAGTTTATCAGATATACATATAAGGTTAAGTGGTAAAGCTAAAAGGTTTAATGCTGTATTCATCAAAGATGATAAAGTACCAAATACAATTGCTGCTGGTTCAGATTCGGTTCCTATTCGGTTTGATGTTCCACATAGAGTTACAATGGATGAATGTAAATTAATTGGTTCTTACCCAATGGATTATAATTTTAAGAAAATAGCACCTAATTATCTTATTGGGATGTCTGTGCCACCATTAATGACAGCCCAAATTGCACATCAAATTTGGTTGCAATGGTTTAAAAGTTAACTTTGTAAATCAGTGAAAATTCAGTGAATATGGCAAATGAGCAAAATTTAACTCCATTTCCAAAAGGTGTAAGCGGAAATCCTGCTGGTAAACCTAAAGGGGTACAACATAGCAGGACAAGACTTTTACGATTATTGGAATTAGTTACTAAGGTACGAAACCCAGTAACAGGAGAAGATGAGGAGTTTACAATAGCGGAGCAATTAGATATGCAAATTATAGCTAAGGCAAGGAAAGGCGATTTAAAGGCTTATGAAATCCTATTGGATAGATTAGAAGGTAAACCTAAACAAACAACGGACATAACCGCTGACATTAAGGGTAATGTGCAAATCACAATAGAACCAGATGCAGATTGTCAACCAATTAAAGATTAAGGCTACACCTGTCTTTTATGCTAACAAAAAGGCATACGAAGATGGGTTTCCTGTAATATGCAATGAAGGTGGGTCAAGATCAAGTAAAAGTTATTCTGTTGTTCAGTTACTAATCCACATAGCAATAAGCAATCCTAATACAAGGATTTCAATGGTATCACATTCGTTACCACATATTAAGCGAGGAGTTTATAGGGATTTCAAAGGCATAATGGAGCAATGGAATATTTGGGATGAAAAAGATTTCCGATACACCGATTTTATTTATACTTTTAAAAATGGTTCTTATATTGAGTTATTCGGTCTTGAAGACCCTGACAAAGCAAAAGGACCAGCAAGAGACATACTATTTGTAAACGAGGCAAACTTAATTAGTAAGGCATTGTTTGACCAGCTTTTAATTCGTACAACTGGACAAGTATTCTTAGACTGGAATCCAGCAGACTTTATTTCTTGGGTTTACGAGGTTGCAGATAATCCACAAAACAAACGCATCCATTCTACCTACCTTAACAACATATCAAACCTAAGTGATAGCCAAATAAGAAACATTGAGCAGTACAAAGATTTACCTGATGACTTTATGTGGAAAGTGTATGGATTAGGAGAACGAGGCTCTGCAAAGGAAATTATATACACCCAATGGAAACAATACGATGAAGCACCTGATGGCGATGTATTCTATGGATTGGATTTTGGTTATGTCCATCCAGCTGCACTTATCAAGGTTACACATCACGAAGGACAAAACTACTTTGAGGAAATAGTTTATCAAAGCGGACTTACTTTAAGTGATCTATCAAGATTGATTAAAGAGAAACTACCAGAGAGAGCAACAATATATGCAGATGCAGCCGAGCCTAAATCTATTGAGGAACTTTACCGACAAGGCTTTAACATTAAACCAGCACAAAAGGATGTATGGGCTGGGATAGTAAAGATGAAGTCTTATCCAATAAACTTGCACTACAATAGTAAAAACCTAAGAAGGGAGTTTATGTCTTACAAATGGAAAAAGGATAAAAACGATAACGTAATAGAAGAACCTGTAAAGGCAAATGATGACTTGATGGATGCTTGTCGATATGCCGTGTTTACACATTTAACCAAGCCTAAATTTGAGGTGTCGGTATTTTAGGATAAATTGTCTAACTTTGTTAAAATTCATATATAATGGGATTACTTGACTTTTTTGGTAAAAGACAAAAACTATCTACTGTACTACCTCAAATTCCTTTTAACGGACAAGTTGCGATACAACAAGGGATAATAACTTGGCAGGGTGGCGATAACATTAGCTTTGTTAATGATGGGTATTCAGCAAACGATATAGTTTATTCAATCGTGAAATTAATTGCGGACAAAGCAAAACTTGCTCCATTCCATGTTTATAGAGTGGTAGATGAAACTTCTGCAAAGAAATACAAAGCGTTAATGAGCCAACCAGATAAGATTGAGAACTGGAAGGATGTTGAGAAGCTACATAAAAAAGCGTTTGAACTATATACAAAAGATGCACGATTAAACGAGTTATTAAAATACCCTAATGAAGAAGATACATTTGGCGATTTTGTAGAGTCTTGGTGTACTTTTAAATTAGTTACAGGTAACTCTTTTGTTTACGCAAAGATGATTGAAGGTGGAAACAATGATGGCAAACCTTATGAGTTGTACGTGCTTCCTTCGCAATATATGTACGTGTTAGCTGACATTCAAAATTTCCCTCCAACGATTAGCGGTTACCAATTGAACTATGGTCCACTTTGGAACTTTACTAAACAAGAAGTATTACAAGATAAATACATAAACTTACAATGGAATACAACTGGGAATCAACTATATGGTCAATCACCATTGATGGCTGCTGCGAGAAACTTGACTCGTTCAAACGAAGCGAAAACTGCAGCGGTTGCTTCTTTCCAGAATGGTGGTCCAGCTGGAGTTCTTTTTATGAATGATGAACGATTCGACCCTATTAGTGGAACACAACAAGCACAAGCACTTAAAAGAGCCGTTAGTGAGAAAGGTGGCTCTGCTAACTTTAATTCAATTGCGGTTAGTGGTTATAAAGTAGACTGGAAACAAATCGGATTAAGTCCTGTTGAATTAGACATTATTGAGAGTGAGAAATGGGATATGAAAGCACTTTGTAATATCTATGGAGTACCTTCTCAATTATTAAACGATGCTGACAATAAGACTTATAACAACCAAAGAGAAGGAGAGAAAGCATTAACAGTACGTTGTGCAATTCCTTTGTTAGTTGGTATTCGTGATAACTTAAATAGAAAACTACATTCCGATTGGGGTTATAGAAATAGCGATATTTATGTTGACTTTGACCCTACTGTTTATAGTGAATTAGAAGCAAACAAAGCGGAGCAAGTAGAATGGTTGGATAAAGCGTGGTGGATTGCACCTAAGCAAAAGATGGATATTATGGGATTAGAAATTCCACCTTACATAGATGAAGCTGAAATGGAGAAATTATACATCCCTTCAAGTTTGCAAAGTCCAGATGAGTTCCAACCTTTAACATTACCAAATGAATAGCCACGATATTTTAGATTTGTTGTTTGACCTTAAAGTTGAACTAAAAGCTGACTTAACTGAAATAGTTGACGAAGTTTACGCAAAGTACCAAGATACTGTGAATATGTCTTTTAGCGAATTAGAGGCTTGGAGCAAGACGGAGTGTTCAAAGTTGGCATCATTAGACAGAAGTCCAATAAACCGAAATTTGAGGCTCTTAAAGACCAAGAAAGCGGATTGGGGTGCAAACGAGGTAAAGGCTGCTAACCGAACGATTAGCTTTGTTAGTAGAATGAAAAATATGGAGCAAGGGAAACCTGTAAATAAAACTTGTCCATCTAAAAGGGATATATCCTTAAAGAATTGGGCTTTCAATCCTAATAAATGATTTGGCAAGATTACAAGAAACTTTATGCTAATGCATTAAAAACCTATTCGCCAAAGTTCAAAAAAGAATTACAAAGGCAAGTGGACACTTATTGCGATACCCAAGATTTAAACGCAATAAGCGATAAGAAGATAAAAAAGACCATCCAAAACCTTCATATTGCTATGGGGGTTAAGATGGCACAAATTGCGGAAAAGAATGTGTCTAAGTCGGTCAAGGGTTACTATGGACCAGAGGAGTTTAAAAGTAAGCAGACTGATTTGTTTACTTATGTAATGCTCACTTACCTTGAACTAAAAGGCTTAGATAACATAGCTGCCGAGATAACACAAACAACAAAGAACCAAATTCAACAATACTTAATGAAGTCGGTTGAGGAAGGTTTGACTATGCAAGAAACAATCAAACTATTGAGAGGAGCTGGAATAACGGATTACCGAGCAGAAATGATAGCAAGAACGGAAACAGGTAGAGCAGCGAATATTGGTTCAATGGTTGGAACGGCTGCAACTGGACTTGTAACTATGAAGGAATGGATTGCTGCAAGGGATAACCGAACAAGGCGAGTACCACGAGATATGTTTGACCATTTTCATATGGATGGAATAAAAGTAGCATACGATGAAAAATTTAATGTTAAAACTAAGAATGGAGGTTTTGAGCAAATGTTACATCCTTGCGACCCAAGTGGAAGTGCTGGGGATGTTATCAATTGCCGTTGTACGTTAGGTTATGAAGCCGTGAGAGGCGAAGATGGAAAGCCAAAAAGGTTGCAAGATAACCCACCGAGAGGCGATATGGGGTTAGTTTGGAATCTAATAAATAACGTGGCTTTGATGCAAATTTCTAATTTAATAAGAGATTTGTTAGCAGATTAAAAAAAATTAATAACTTTGTTATATGAGTAAGATTGAAAACAAAAGCTACAATGATATGATTTTGGATATAGAGCCAGAATCAAGAACAGTAAAAGCGTGTTGGTCAAGAATTGGTAACGTTGACTTAGATAACGATATTATCGTTGCAGAAGCGTTTACTAAGACTATTAAAGAACGTGGACCAAAAGGCAAAAATATGATTTGGTCTTTAGTAGATCACAAAGCTGATATGGCACACACTTTAGGTAAGCCTAAAGAATTGTACATAGAAGGCGATATGCTTGTTGCGGTTACTGACTTAATAGAAACTGAATGTGGCGAAGATGCAATCAAGTTATATGAAGCTGGTTTAATCAATCAACACTCAATCGGATTTAGTACGTTAAAGTCGGATGTAAATCAAAAGACTGGTGTTCGTACAATCACAGAATTAAAACTATATGAAGGTTCTGCGGTTCTTTGGGGTGCTAATCCTGAAACTCCAACATTGGGTTTTAAGGGTGAGTTCAAAGAAACTAAAGAAAATTTATCAATAAGATTAGAAAACTTAATTAAGGCATTTAGAGGTGGTACATTCACAGATGACACCTTTGCTTTAATGGAGATTCAAATAAAACAAATACAAGCTGAATTATTGGCTTTGGAAATTACTGAAACAATCACTCAATCCGAGCCATCAATTGAGCCGACACCAGTGGTAGAAGAAAAGAATAATGAGGAAGTATTAAAGGCAATTAAGCAATTTAACAATCTATTTAAAAAGTAAAAATGGAAAATTTAATCAACGAAATGGCTGAGAACCTTAAAGGTTTTCAAGCTAATGCAGAAGCACAAATCAA